GCCGAGATTTCAATGAGTATATTTTAATCATTAAAATTCTAATTGTTTCAAATGATTATATTTAATCTTTTAAAACAGAGTCTCGGTTGGTGACCAACTGAGACCTCAACACAAATCACTACACACACGCGTGAAACCGGGCATGCCCGGAGGAAAACACGCATCTATTCTTCATGGGGGACTACGCATCGGTGAAGTACGCGATAGACTGAATGAGAAGGTTACAGCAATTCGCTTGGTCGGATACGAACGCGAAGAAGTAGTTACTTCCAACGGTATTGGCGAGCGTACCGTTCGTTCCGTTAAACTCCAATACCGTCCTCGCAGGGATGTGTATCTTATACAATCCCTCCGGTCCACCTGTGACCGTGGAGGTGGACACAAGGCTGTGAACCATATCATTTGTGACGGTAAACCGTTCGCTGTAAACCGGGTTTGGGAAAGCCAACCATCCATTGGTGTTGGATGTAAAGATATCTGCTCCGCCGGGGGCGGCGGTCTGCGAGTTGGATCGTTTGTCGTGGACTACGCACATGCGGCAGAATCCGCTCAGAGAGCCAAGGCTCGCTGAGGGTGACACCTGTACCATAACGTCGATCCCCTGAAGCTTGCACTTATTTCCAAGTCGCTGGTTAGCACTTGAACCTTGCGTGATACCGTTACCACCAGAAGCCGGATTAGCCCATTGCTGAAGCAACGGGACGACAGTCCACGTTGTCAAGCTGGCAGTAGCTAGCGGTGTAGCCGAATCCCAGCATGTGAAGTTGGTGAACTTCTTCTCCTCGATAGTCGTAACGTACTGTCGCACAAGTCTACCAACGTTGTTCTTGGTAACCTTGGAAGGCTTCTTGGATTTCTTCTGCTTCTTTGATGCGGGCATTTTCAGAGTCCTCTTCTGTTGCTATACTTCCAAGGCCAAGTATGATCACGCTGCAGAGGATGAAGAAAAGAACCGTTAGCGCCGCGACGTCGCTTTCGTTGTTTGGTAACGGTACGGGTGTAGGAGCGACCGAAGGTTTGCTGGTAAGCTTCATAGGCGTTATAGCCCTGGACGAAAACGTTGTAGGCACTGGTTATTGGTGAATCCTCCGCAGACGGCAGTAAATACCCGGTAGTTAATGCGTCGTGCTCCAGAGGTGCTGCTCCGCCCCCCAAATTCTTGCCAGCGCCTATACCCGTGATCACCGTGAGAACGTCATCCATTCGATAGCACTTACATCTGTGTCTTCGCACATATGTGATTCAAAACAACAACTAAACACTCTGCAACTTCAAGCCCTGGTTCAAGTTCTAGACCACCCCAGCTCTCTTAGAACTGGGGGTTATTAGGGAGAAACCCCCTTGCGGTTTCATCCAGAACTTGGTTCTCGTCGACTTGATCTTCGTCTTCTTCTGAGCTCTCTTGCGTCTGGGGTTGGCTCTCGGTAAACTCCTGCTCCAGACGCCTGTGATGTTTCGTCATCCGAGGTAACGTCGGTGTGTCCGGATGCACCATACGCGGCGCTAAGAAGGCTGATTGCTTCTTTAAAGGCACCGAGGCGATAGGGGTCTCGACCGTTGGCCGATTCGTTACATCGCCAAGCTTCGGCGGCTCCGAGGAGATCCTGCTTTGCACTCTCTCCTCTCGCTGCAGCGCGGGCACGGACCGACGGGAGATCACGATCTCCTCTGATACTCGGGATGATGGAAAGAGCGTAGAAGCTGAGGGCAAGGCCCAAGTCGGCGGCAAGTTGTTGCCGCATGGCTTCGTTGAGGCGGGAGGGGTATGATCCTGAGTTAAATCGACTACGTTAGTCGCTTCTGGATGGTTAAAGGTGACACCATTCTTTGTCGATCCGCCCTTCAAATGCTTGAACGGCTCTGCCAGGTGCAGAACCTTGTATCGGCGACGGATCGCGGCGATCGTCTCCTCATCTTGCCAGATATCCTCAATCGCATACTGCGACGTGATCACAATCTTCTCCGGTCGAATAGCAAGTGCTCCGCCCTTGATTTCTCCAATGAACGGGTAGCGGTCACCCCAGATTTTGAGATGATGGCCAAGCACGCTGTGGCCCTTATCAAAATCATCGAGGATCACGAACTTCTGGCCCTGATATCCATCCCACCACTTGTTTGCAAGTTTGAGGTAGGCCTCTGGATAGTCTTGACGGGCCCGGAAGCTCTTCCCTACGCCAGCTTCACCGTGAATCCAGACGCCCGTGGGTGCGTCTAAACTGTCGGGTGTCACCATGTAGTCCTTTGCTATGGCCCGGACAGAAGAGTAGTGTGCCACGAAAATTTGATCCGGAATGGCTTCCAGATTACCTGCGGTAGCCGCAGCGCGAGCTCGCGCCCATCTCTCCTGTTCACGCACGCCTCCGTTGATCGACTTACGTTCACCCCACTCCACAAAGTCTTTGGACTTTGTGCAGTAGTCGTAATTTGCTTGGTCATCACCTCGAGCAGGCTCGAAGTGACAGCGAGGCACTATCTTCGACAGCTGAGAACGTCTCGCCCTGCTCGTGAGCTGAACATAGCCCTGCACGTGGTCTTGACCAGTGGTGGGGGCCTTCTCGAATCCTGCGAGAAGATACTCAGCAGAGCCCGATAACTCCTCCAGCTTCTGGAGGGCTTGTTCTCGGGTCGGGCGGGGAGTTCGATCGTCGTCGTAAACGCCGCCGAAGTGATAGGTGAAACACCAGTTCTTGTGTTGCAGCTCTTGAGCTGCTGGTGGTTTTGACATTTTTTTGTCTGCTTCCGCACCCCACAAATAGTTCATTTGTGATTTGTGATTTGTGAGTTTGTGATTGCTTGTGGAGACAGGTGGTGTCTCCCTAATCAATAAAAAAACAAAAAAATGGGTGGTGGTGGGGTCCGATGTACCTGGACGGGTCCTTGCACATAAAAAAGAAAAACGGGTGGTTCTTAAAATCTTTTATTTTTTAACAGTCCACCCTTTTTTATTTTTGATTTATCGCACCCTACGGTAAATATAAAAGAGATAGAGATTAGAGATAGGGGTCCTAGGTAATAATACGCTAGGAACCCTAACCCTAATCCCTATATCTTTGAAGCTTCGCTTCGACCCTTTTCCTATACTCGTGAGTTCGCGGTTATGTTAACCGAGCCGCGCTGCCGCGGGCTTGCGCTTCGCGCTTTTCAGCCCGGACAGTTTGGTGTCAGTAGTTGCATGTTGCCTGCAGCAGGCCACATCACCTGCGGTGGGCTTAAAGTGTCGTTCCCTCGGGGGCTCGGGAACGGATCATCGATCCACTTAATTTCGTTCCATGGCGCTTCATCACTACGTGGCTCCGCTAATGCAGAAGTCGAGTCGGGGTCATATGACAACCCCCTCCCGCCATGGGCGAAACAAATAATGACCGGTGATGTTATGCCGAGATTTCAATGAGTATATTTTAATCATTAAAATTCTAATTGTTTCAAATGATTATATTTAATCTTTTAAAACAGAGTCTCGGTTGGTGACCAACTGAGACCTCAACACAAATCACTA